AGTTTTGACCAATGATACGGGTCCTAGGGTCCTGAAGAACTTCCCGGAGGACCTGCCAAATCGAAATTTCTTGCTCTGAGGTCCAATAAGGAATGTATCTCCCTTCAGGGGAAAAGGAAAAAAACGGTATGCAAAGGCCAGACCGCGCGGAGTCTGCGAGACCGACGCACGAGATCCATCTCCGTCGATAAGTCTCGATGTCGACCGAAAGCCAGCCATGTTTTTCCTTGAAGCTCTGGAGGAACTGCATCACGGTGACGTAGTCGGGCTTGTGTTGGACCCAAACAGTCGGGGCTTCCCACTTTGTGTTTCCCCGGAGGAAGCGGGCGGCCCGGGCCCCCAGGTCATGCACCGTCACGGCCCGAAGCTTGTACTCCCTGGTAATGGCTGCAGGATGGTAGATTGGAAGGAGCGGGCGCTTGCTTCCATCAGCTCGAGCATCTCGAGCGTACGTTTGACTTCCTCTCCAGTTGGCAATGCCAGTAGGGTGCTGATAGCCTTTGACTGTCTTGACCACAGCGTGAGGCGAAAGAGCCCATAGTGGCCAATTTCCTGCGGCAATGATAAGGGACGGATTGACAGCTTCGACGAGTCGCGAAAGCGCAGCCACTCCCTGATGAAGGTCAGCGCCGGCACGTATTCCGAGGACACTTTTCGCTCCTTTGCTCTGCTCTTTTGATGTGAGGAAGTGGTTGAAGTCGTTGGCCGGCGGCCGCCTGTTGATGACGTTCGTGCAGAGGACTGCGTCTCGGTTGAGCCCGGCCTCCTTCAGCATCTTGTTGAGGAACCAGCCGCTGGTGCCGACAAAAGGCTTGCCCTCCCGGTGCTCCTCTTCACCGTAGGCTTCTCCGACTAGAAGCACCTTCGCATCCTGTGGGCCGCTTGTTCCTTTGAACAGGTCTTCCATCAGCCCTCCATTCCTGCTGTGGTATCTTCTGGAAGGTCTTCCTCAGTCTCCACAGTGGCAAGGAGTCGGCTTGCGGAAAACGCATGGTATTCTGGGTCAATCTCAATTCCCGTCGCCACCACGCTACAGGCAGAAGCAGCTTCGAAGATGACACCTGAGCCACAGCACGGGTCAAGCACTGAGTCTCCGGGGATACAGGAGAGCTGAATCAGGCGGGAGATGAGGCCAGCCGGCTTCTCCGCGGCATGAATGCGGTCGGTGTGATGAACTCGGGTGAAGGGGAGCACGTCCTGGCCGCCCGGCATCGTCAGGGTCTTCCGCCCCTTGCTGAGGAAGAGCAGCATCTCGTAGCTTCGAATAAAGCCGCCGGCGCCCCAGGGTGCGAAGCCCGCATTTGCCCCCGTCTTATGCCAGATGATCGGAGTCCGCCAGGAGCTAAAGCCCTGCATCATGGCAACTTCACGAAGCTTAGCAAAACGATCAACGTCACAAAAGAGAAAGAGAAGACCGCGAGGACGAAGGAGACGAAAGCCTTGACGGAAGATCGTGTTGCAGATGAGATCGGAATGCCCCTCGTCGTCCTTGTAGAAGTGCCCCTCATGGTGCTTTTTCTCCCCGGCAATTTTGGTGATGGTTCTATACTCGTCCGCGTTGATCCCATAGGGCGGGTCCGCCAAGATCAGATCAAAGCTCCCCGTCTCCATGTCCGGAAGGACTGTGAGCAGATCTCCCTTGATGAGCGTATGCTGCGACTGCGTGGGATTGTGGGCCAGCAGGTTCGTCTTGAAGCCAGCCTCGAGCTGATCCAGAGCAATTTTGGAGGCCTCGTTGAGGGTCTTCGCAGCGCGAACCTTTGGGTTCGCAATGTGCTGGGAGACGAAGATGGACCGGGAGAGGGAGTCCCGCTCGGCAATGACGGTGGTCTCTTCGCCCTTGACGGCGGCGATCTCCCGGGCAGTCGCAATCACCGTCTGCTGTGGGTTCTGCCCCTTCCGCAGATTGTGGATGAGGACCTTGGCCTCGAGCTCTTCCTGCCACGTTAGCGCAGCTCGAAGGAGGTTCTCCTCGAGCTCGGCCTCAGCCAGGTCCCCTGGCGAGAGGTCTCCGACTCTGCTGAAAGGGATCTGCCCGTGCGGGACGGCCTTGCCATCGAACTCGAAGGTGATGCCATCCGTGTGCAGCTCCCGAAGCACAATCAGGCGGCCTTCGCCCGCGACGAGGGAGGCGCCGGCCTCCGAGATCGAGAGCACCAGCGGATGCATGAGCCCCTTGCTGACGATGCTGGCCTTGAGCTTCTCCAGAAAGCCTCGGGGCCGCTCCTTACGTTGGCGCACGGGGATGGTGATGGAGGTGTGATCTATGGTCTGCATATGGTGTTTCCCCAAATGAAAGGGGGAAGAAAGCCACCGACTTTCTGCCCCCTGTCTCCCTAGCTTACGGTCCCGACCGACTTCACATCATTATAGATCACGTCCCTGTTGTTATTGTCCGGCCGCTCCGTGACGCTGATCATGGCTGGACCGGCTCCCTTCAGCATGGCCGGACTCCAGGCCGCGCCTGGGCTGTTCTGCCCAAGTGCTTCCCGTAGGCGACCTAGGCCCACGTTCTTGCCCTTAGCATAGTCCAAATCCCCATTCGAGTCCTGGTCCAGCCAAACATCCTGTCGGACCCTTGGAGTCCGATCAAGCTGGGCCTTCAAAGCATCATCCTTGATCTCCCAATTCACGGACATGATCACCCTCATCTTGCCCGCGTTCTCGCCCCTGGTAATCTCAATCTCCCTGAACGAGACATCATCAATGATGGCGAGGTACTCACCCTGGGGAATAGGGTCGAGCCTAGTGCTCCCGGCGTCATTCGTGGTCGACTCGAGAAACTTTGCTGGATCAAATACACCCATAACGGTAGCCTTTCCTTACGGTTAGTCAAGCCTGCTTTGCAAGCATCGCCAGGCGGCGATGATGAGCTTCAACAATCGGCTTGAATGATGGTTGAAGCTTTCCGTCGAGCGGGAGAGCCCGCTTCTTCAGAACTACACCTGTAGCCATAGTTGACCACAGAAACTTATCCCCCTCGCGGTATGCGAGTACGACCTCGGAGAAGAACCGAGGGATCTTCGGGGCCAGCTTCTTCCCCAGGGTCGAGACCATGATCTTCGTGCCCTGGGAGAGCTCATCTCCCTCCCTCTCCGTGTGCGCGATCAGAATGAAGAAACACCGCAGGTTCGAGGTAAGATTATGGAGGAGCTTCTCCAAAGTCCCCATGGCAATGCCCCACTCGCCCTGATGGGCCGTCACCTTGTTCCCTATAGTGAGATCCATAGCCATAAGATTGAGACCAGATAAGCTATCCACCACAAGAGCTCGCTGTGGACCCCAGGACTCAACAGAGCCAAAATGTTTATCAGTCCTATCGTCAACGAAGTCCTCGAGCGTGGAAAGGAACGTGATCAGCTGCGCGTTGCTACGCATATTGTCCGGCCGCAGCTTGCTCAGGTCATCATAGGCCATCTTGGAGATCTGAAGGACCATGGCCTGAAGACCCTTGATGCCAACCCGGGCAGGCTGTATCGCCTTCCAGTAGAAGCGGGCGAGCAACTCCTTCCGCTCTCCGATGGCATCCAAGATGGAGTCGAGAAACGTCGGCTCCGTCCCAATGAGGAAGACCTCGAGCCCGGCCTCCAGGAGCGTCACCACGGAGTGGGTCTTACCCCCGCCAGTTTCTCCCATCAGAAGCACGGCGGGAGCCTGGATTGTTTGAGGTTCGGGCTTAATGGCCCCTACGATTTGCGGCGTCATGGCGTGGCCTCGCTTGGGTTCAACGCTACGGGGGCAGATTTGGCCGTGGGCGCCGTTTCGCCTTGTGCCTGGGGGGCAGGGCCTTCTGGCGAAACGGCCGCCAGGGGCGAAATTTGGGGCGTTTCGACAGGGGCCTCTATCGTCTCAAGCTCCTGCGGACCTAGGAAGTCCCACTTTTCCATATCATCAATGCGGTCTTTGACCTCCTGTGGAGAAATAGGCTCGAAGTCGTGCACGGGGATGCTCGGGCGGACGCCGGCGGGGATTTGAGGAGCCCAAGCCTGGGGCTGGTGCTGGGTGTCCTCAACGGGTTGGTCTGGCCTGATGGCATGGTCCGAGGTGATCTGCACAGGGACCACCATTGCGCTGGAGAAGGCCCCGAGCTTCTGCAAGGCTCCCAACTGCCGGTTCCCCTCGTTTTCTGTGCTGAAGACCTGGGGGTAGATTTGCTTGGTCCCGGGCACCATGATGGCGAAGCCGGTGGTTGTTGGCCTATTCGTCAGGTGGTGGATCATCCGGGGGAGCATCACCATGAGGTTGGTGATCTCCAACAAGGCGTCCTTGGCAGGGTAGGTGTGGTCGAGGACGGAGTTGCTGATCTTGACGGCCCCAGCGAGCAGGGCGTAGACGTCTGCCCGGTAGTCCGGGTGCACGTTGATGTTCTCGAAGGAGGTCACGAGCTCCGCAAAGCGGTCCGGCAGGGAGTGCAGGATGTCGTGGCGGGAGGCGGACTGGATAGCTGCCCGGAGGCGTGAGATCGGGGCGGCGGATGTTTTCTGGAAGAAGGCCATGTTGATCCTTTCAGGTGAGAGAGGTCTGACGGACACCGGGGATCACACCGGGAGGACGTGCGGCGCCCGCCAGAGCCTGAGCATCAGATCATTTTTTTCTCCTCTTTTGCTTCACCTTCGATGGGAGTCCTCGGGGTATATGGCTTCCCTTGGGCACGAACTCCCGACCGACCTTCTGCGAGACTCCGCCGAAGCCACCCTTAGTATGTGCGGCTGCGGCCATCAAGCGACCCTGAGATTTGGATTTGACTGGCATCAGACCATTCCTACGACTGTGATCGGCTCGACTCTGAGGTTGACCGTGGTAATATTGTGGTCCTTCCCGGTGGCTTGGTGCCCGCTTCCCTCCACGTGGAAGATCGTGTCGTCCCGCTTGCTGGCGGCCTCGATGGCCGGGATGATCACATCCTGGATCGGGGCAGGAAGGTTGAACGGGGGCTCGGTGAGCATGAGCCGATCCCTCTGGCGAATATAGATGTTGATTGACCAGCTCATTTGACTCTCCTCAATCTGGGGTTGGACTTCTTTGCCGAAGACGAAGCATGCCGGGTCTTATTTGCCAAGATTGCACCCGCGGCTCTCTTGCTGTAGCCTTCCTTTTGGATCTTAGATTGGACGGCTTTGAACCCCGGGTGCTTTTTGGCCATATTGATCTCCTTGAATTTGCTCTTGTTGAAGATACGTGATCTAATAATGTTGTCTCTTCAGAGGGGTGTAACGGCTCTGTCCCTGGATAGAAGGCTCCGGATAGTTCACGCCGCCGAAGTTGAAGCTGAGCCCGAGGCGGACGACGTGCGTGTCCGGCCCATCGCTGGCGAGGACCGGACCGATAGCTGCGTGGTTGAAGTGCTCAAAGTTGTACTCCAACTTCAGGCTCAGGTACTTCGTGAACTGGTGCTCGATCCCCGTTCCAAAGACGGGGCCTTGGAAGTTCGCGGAAGAGATTGCACCAGAGCCAGCCTCGTGCGCCCAGCTGTAGCCGGCAAGACCATATATCCCAGTAGAAGGCGTCACATTGAAGCCAGCACGGATGGCCGGGGTCGCTATCCGGTCGATCTCGAAGGAGGTCCCCGGTCCAACGTTCCCCTGGAAGTGCGTGAAGTCGTATCGGAAGAGCGCCCCGATGAAAAAAGGGTTCAAGATGTAGTCGCAGCCGATGCCGGGACTGACTCCGAGGCCTTCGGCTCCGAGGTCGATGGTGGAAGGCCCGGCGCTGACTGGGAGAAGGCTGGCTCCGGCGGAGACAGTTCCCTCAAGGTAGCAGCGGGCGCCGCTCTGGGCATGGGCTGGAGTGAAGCTGGCAGCGAGAACGAGGGCTCCGACGGCAACTCCGATGAACAAGGTTCGCATTTGATGTCCCCCATAGGGTCTTGAGGAGCCAAAGGCTCCTCCTCTGGTTTGCTCGCGGGATGCAGTTCAATCACTGGGTTGCGAGCTAGCGGATCCCAGCGGTGGCGTATGTAATTGTTGAAGAAGTTGCGAGGGTTTTTGGCCTCACAGAGGGTCGTGAAGGCGCAGCCGCCGTAGGAGCTACAGGCGTCCGCAAGGTTCATATCCCAGAAGCCTTCGAGCAGGGCATCATCACCCCGGGCCTTCCGGCGAGAGTCCCAGACCTTGAAGGTCTCCGTGAGTTCAACGAGGTCTCGGATGAGCTGTGAGTGCCAGCGAGAGACAAGGTGGTCGCTGTACATTGGCAGAGCGGATGCGGTTTTATATTGGGTCTTGTTGATCGCGATCCCACGGACGAGCACATGGCGAATGCCGAAGCCGAGCTGCTGCATTGCCCACACGTAGCCGATGAACTGGCCGCGGAGGCTCCACTGGTGTTCCCAAGCAAAGCCAATGGCACCTGTGGTCTTCTCATCCACGATTACGGGGAGCCGCTCCGCTCCATAGTACCCGAGCAGGTCGAAACGACCTACGAAGATGAACGGCTGCCCGTCCGGATGGCGCGGATAGTCCGGCCCGTCGAGCGGGATGCTGAAGGTGAACTCAACGGCGGGCGTCCCGTCAGCCTTGATGTGAGGCTGGACAAGGTCACTGAGAGGGTGGTGGTTCTCAAGGTAATCATTCAGAGCACTGAAGGTATTCACGAGGGACTTGGCGTTTCCGGTGGGGGGCTCGTAGTCTCCCCATTCTCGTAGGAAAGCAGGTAGAGCAGCTTCAAGCAAATCTTGGTGTGTGCAATCGACACCAGGGAGGAAAGCATGGAGCCTAGCGGCTTCGAGGCCAGCGGCAAAGGCGGCTCCGGCGACGAGGTGGACGGACTTTCCTGTCGGGTAGAGGGCATGGATGGTGCTCCAGGAGAACTTACGTTTGCAGGCTCGGAGCGTTGAAAGCGTCGAGCTATCTACGTAGTGGGGAAGGCTAGGTTCCATCAGGGTTCGTCTCCGTGATCCGGGGGTTCGAACACTCTCACTTGAGGCTGAGGCCCAGGCTCGCTTCGAAGTCGTCCAGGGTCATCTTCCCGGCGGCTTTCTTCCGGGTGCCTTTTCCTTTCGGCCCGGAGGTTGACAGCGTCCCACGGATGATTTGAATCAGCGTTAGGCCCTCGCGGTTCTCCGAGGGCTCCAGCGGGCGCTTGGCTTGAATTCGTTGGATCTCCTTCAGCCGGGAATTCAACTCCGCAGGGTCCAGGGTCTGCGGACTGGGAAGGGGGACCAATAGTGGCGGATCTAGTTGCAGCTGCATGTCGTTCATGCAAGGTCCTCTTATAGTTTGTGAGCCATTGTTGGAGGAGCATGGTCACGAGATGGGAACGGGAGCCATAGGTGAAGCGTTGGTTGTTGGTGTCGAAGAAAAGAAGGTCAATCTCGTTCGCAAGCTCCTCCGGGATTGTATACTTAACGTGGCGCTTGGCGCCGGGGATACGTTTACCGTGACCGCTCTTCATGATGCCTTCTTGTTGAACCAGCGACACCAGCCCTGCGGGCTGATCTTGCCTTCGACCTTCACGCACCATGGGCTCTTCGGCGCGTAGCGGATATTCATGCAGAGCTCACATTTCTCCAGGCCGTTTGGCACGGCCTGGTATCTTGCGTCCTTTTTGGTCGCGCGAGGCGTGCCCGGCATCAGTTCACCGTGGGCTCAATGGCGACGGAACCGAGGACCTGTGTGGCTGCGCTTACGTCAATGGCAAGGGTCGCGGAGAAGACCTGGCCACCTGCGGTGACGGAGAGGCTGACGACGTCAGAGCCTGCGGCGATGGCCGACTCGACGGCCGAGAGGCCATCGGGGGCGGCAGTAAGCTGCCCGGTCGCGGGTGAGGAGTTGCTCCAGATCGGAGGCGAGTCTGGAGTGACTGGCGTCAGCATCGGGTTCCCGTTTGTGTCCAGAAAGCTGATCTTCATGCTGACAGTGTGGCCAACGTTAACGGAGGTGCTCATGTGGGCTCTCTCAAAGGGCTCGAGCTCAACGCCGAACTCGGCTGCGTTGGTGGAGATCACCAACAGGAGGAACGACGGTCGTTGTCGTCTACGAAGATGGAAACGCAAAGCTCAGCCTTTCTTCCCCGGCATGTGTGGGTCGAAGCCGCGCGGTTGCTGGGGCTCGGCGGGAGCCGAGGGCGCCCGGCCGCCGGACCCTGGTGAGGTCCCTCCGCCCAAAGGAAACCGCTGAGATTGGACTGCCGGGTCCTGCGTCCTGGTCCGCATGACCGGTGGGTTCGGCCGAGCGGAATGTACGTTTGGGCCGGTGGCAACGTGCCCCTTCCGGCTCACGGGCAGGCGTCCCTTGCTGTAGAGGTCTGACAGCTGGTCATGTTGACCTGGGTCGGCAGTCGGTCTCGAGCCTGAGTTCTTTGGGCGGAAGGCCATGGGAAGTTATCCTTTCTGTTTCTCATTGTAGTCTGCAAATCTGGGACCTTGTGTGCTACTTTGAGCCCGTTCCTGTGATGGTGAACCAACGGTTGTTTGGTTCATTTTGGCGCCTTGGTCGCTACGTGCGGCTGCGTTCTTCCGACTCCGCTTCTCATTGTATGCGTCGAAGGCATTGAAGAGAGTCCAGAAGTCAAGGCTGCGGCTGATGCCGTCCGAGGGGTCCTCGAAGCGGACCAGCTTGCAGTGATCGACGCCACGCTGGACCGCGAGGTCCAGCTCTTCTGGCGTGTAGTCCGTGATGCGCTTGAAGCGAGTGGTTCCAACTTGTGCCATTGGCGTGTCCTTTCAGGTGGTGAAAAAGTGGGGAGCCTGTCTATGGGCTGCGTAGGACCCAGACAAGCTCCCCGTTTCCAGTCCCCAGGTGCGGAGGTAGAGACTGGAAAAGGAAAAGCCCAGACCGCGGGGGAACGGTCTGGGCTCAGACAGGAAACTCACGGTCGAGGCAAGGGCTGAGCCGATGGGCAACGCGATGATTCGGCTCATGTAAGCTCTCCCGTGAGTCACGCGCATGGTGGCAGAAAGCGGCCCTTGTGTCAAACTAAATCGCGTTCAGTTTCATCACTTTTTCGTGATGCCGTCCTGACCTCCTTCATGTGGGGTCCTCCAGGTCTGGGGGCTCAGGGATGTTGATGCCGGCCCGCTCGATTGCGGCGTCTAGGAGCTTGCCAACGTTCTTAATTTGCAGGCGCCAGAGCGGGCCATCTTTGAAGACGGTGATCTTGAAGTCCTTCAGCGCTGGGTGCTCTGGCAGAAGCGCCCGGCGGGCATAGTAGAGCTGGTGCCGGAGGGCTTCCGCCTCGCGCTCTTCGTCGAAGACCAGGATCGTGGGGGCCGCGTTCCAGATCTGAATGATCCGGGGGTCAATTTCCTTCATCGTTGAGAGCTTTCTCGAAGGCCGCAAGCTTTGCCCGGTCGACATTGTGGAGTTCGACAAGATAGTTGCATCCAGCCGCCTCGATGTTCGTGACTGCATGACATATTTCACAGGTCCCACTTTTGAAGAAAACATCTGGGGTCTCCATGGTTTGCTTGGTGCCACAGGCACCACAGTTGAACTGCTGGTGGATGATAGCTCCGAGCGGGAGAAGTGTATTTGCCCGGCGTATGCACTGCTTAATTGGGTAGAGGTTCATCGTCGACTTGTTTGCTGAGCTCATGCAAGTACCTCACTTCGGACTCGAGTTGATGGGTGAAGAAGGCTAGAAGGATCAATGTGGTGGGGACCGCGGGCCAGGCTTCCCAGGCGAGGGACCCCACGAAGTAGGCCGCGCTAGCGACCCAACAGCAGGCGAGCCTAATTGTATGGTCTGGTATCATCGGTCTCTCTGCCTTTCTAGGGCTTCTCGCTGCATTCGTATGAAGGTCTCGAGCTTCTGCATGGACATCTCGGGGGAGTAGCCACGGCTCCAGAGGTCCTCTGCTGTGCCCATGACGACGCGGTCGTCACCGACGAGGACCTCCTGATATTTTGCTCGGATCTCCGGAGGCAACACGTCCCATGTTTCCATCACTTGCTGATAATACGCACGACTCTTTTCAAGAGCCTTTGCGTAGGTGTCCTGCTCAGCCTTTGAGGGCACTATGGGCTCGCATCGCCTCCGCCTGTTTCGCTTCATCGGCCGGCCTCCGGTATGATGTTCTGAGACTCTTCGAGCCACTCAGTACGGATCGTGGTGATCACGCGAGGCTCTGGGAGAACCTCTCTGGTCTCTGTGACCTTGATCCACTTGGTTCCTCGGATGGGCACATCCAGCATGAAGTAGATTCTGCACCTGGGCTCCGACTTTGTATGAATGAAGGTGCTGAAGTCGTAGCCTAGAGTGTTCCAGTTCGGGACCTCGAGGCTTTCTCGCAGGCGCCAGGAGACTAGCTCCTCGCAGACGTTGTGGAGCATCTGGTCGAATTTCTCCTTTCGGTCCTCATGCAGCACACGGGTGATGACGTCGATCCCATGTGTTTCGAGGGTCACGGTGACTTCATTGAGCCAGCTGAGCTTCGTGATGACTCCCGTTACGATCTCGTACGGGCGGTGCATGCTTTCGATGCTCTTGAGCTTCTGCTGAGCTTTGCTAACCTCGATCTCGTAGGCTTTGATGAAGGTCGGGAACTGCGGGGCAGGTACTGGGTGGCGGGGCTTGCCGTGATATCCGTGGTCCATGGTGATCTCCTTTACTTTAGGTTGAGCCATTCTTTCTCGAAATCTGCGAGCGTCTGTGGCTGGCGCACCGGGTCACCGTTCAGGGCCCGTTGCAACTTTGCGACCTCCATTGCCTCTTCCTCCGTGTACGGGCGAAAGCGCCGGGCGAGCGTCGCAAGTGCATGCAGGCGTTCGACCTCACGGCCCTGCCAGTTCTCGAGCGGTAGTAGCATTGGTGGCTTGACTGAGGTCTGGGCTTTTCCACTCATGGTGTCCTCCGGAAGCAGGAAGACCCGAGCCGCTTGCGCGACCCGGGCCGTTTGCTATTGCAGTCTGTTAGGCACTTGCCTCGGCTGACGCACTTGCGTCGGCAGGACGAAGGCCGAGGGCTTCAAGCCGACCACGAAGTGGTCGGGTATGTGGAGGCGGAAGAGACCGTCACGCCAGCTACAGCTGAAGTATGTTCGGGCTGTGAGCAGGCGCCCGATCATCTTCAGCGTCTCTCGACGGTTCAGGGCGACTATTGCCATGTTCGCGGGCCTCCTTGTTCCCGCACGGCTTTAGGCTCCACATGCGATAGTCAGCATGGGAGCCCTTAGTCTAGTCTTCGTCGGTATGATCAACGATTTCAATTAGTCTTATCGACTCATTGATTTCATTGACTTTCTGTTCTAGTCTCTGCCAAGCGATGGGGGTGAGAACGTTAAACTGGTCTCCTGCCCAATCGTCTCGCCAGATCCGAATGGTGTGGTCCGGACAAATACGGAAATGGAGTTTCATGGTACACCTCACTTGCTCGGGGCACTTCGCCCCGCTGCTTCACGCTGAGCCTTTCGTGTAGCGGCTCCTCGCTTTGCTGCTGCGCTTCGCTTCTCCCACTTGAGAAGAGTTTCGAAGCGTTCCTTGTGTTCAGCTGGAACGTGATCTGGTCCAGCCCTCTTATAGCATTCAAACTCGTGAGCTGTTAGATCACATAGCATCAGCTTATCGACTTCAGTGTAGCAAACTGCACAGAGACGCATGATGAACCTCATTGGTTTCTGCACTGGCGCGGGCCTCGCGTGCGATCGTTTGCACGGAGGCCAAGCCACTAGTCAATTCGAACTCCCATTCCATCGAGATCAGCTAGAACCTTCTCAATCGCAACTCGAACATTTGGCGCGTAGCCTTTGACTAGAAAATTGCTATCATATTGCACGCACCATTCGTACTTCGCTGCGGGCTCCTTCTCGATGTTGGCTTTCACGAGCGCGATGTCTATGTTGAGCTGGATAATCATCTGGTCACCTCGCTGTGCTGCGCTCGGACTCGTGGTCCAGGCGCAGGGGGAAGTGTGGCACGCCTTTGTGGCCGAATTGTGGCAACATTGTGTTCATTTGAAGATTTATGACTGTCTGACTGGCAGGCCCTACAGGCCCTCGCCCCTGTCGCAGTGCCGTTGCTCGTGCAATGTTCGTGGTCTCTCGACCCATAAGCTCATCGGCCGGGGCAGACAGCTTTCGGCTCAGAGCTTGAGCTTATGTGCGAAGCACACTATAGCGAAGCCATATGGTCCCAGAGAAAAGACTAGTTTTTTCCACACACTTTCTCCTTTCTCTTACTATATAAAAATATAAAAAAAAAAAAAAAAAAAAACAAGAGGGTAGTAGAAGAGCGGGACTATATGCGAAGCATATGGTGTGCGAAGCACAGGGGGCGGAAAGCGCGTTGCTTTGTGGCCCCTGGGGTCTCTGTGTGTGGCCCCCTCGTACCACTCAGACACTCATAAATCTTCAAATCAACTTATTCTGTTCCCGATCTGTTCCGATCTGTTCCTATTTTTGACCCTACATATGAAGGATGACTATGTGCGAAACATATGACCTTATTATCTTATGGTTGCGTCCGAAGGACGCAAAAAGAGGGCGCTCTCGCGCCCTCTAGGCTCTTGCAGTTGACCAGGCCCCATCAGGCGTTGATCAAATCATCCAGCTCAGAGGACATACCGGCTCCCTGCGCTGCCTCAGCGGCCTTCGCTGCTCGCTCTGCGGCCCTGCGCTCCTTAAGCGCATGGTACTCCCGCCGGACCGTGAGGTCCGCGAGCAACGCCTTCGGAGTAAGGGCCTTGCTCGAAAGCTTTTCGCGAAGCGCGGCGATGGCCGCGTCCGGGACTACAATGCCATTCACCTTGCGGCTCTCGACATATGCAGTCACAAAGTCACTGACTCGAGGTCCTGCGGCCCCTTCGGACCATTCTCCCTCAAGAAACTGCGCGACGCGGTCTTCCGCCGCATTGATCATGTCGTCCAGGTCACCACGCGTGCCGTCCTCCTTTTTTGCGGAGGTCGCGGCATTGGCTGCGGCCGTAAGGCACCCAAACGCGGCAGCTGCCCGAAACCAGTTGGGAAACTGGTCTGCCATGTGATCGAGATCAATGTCGATCCGAGTCCCGTTCTCGACAAACAGGAGACTCGCAACGCGGATGGGCTCATCCGCGCTGGCCCTAACGTCCCCGGTCTTGTTGGCATCCGTGATATACAGCTTCCGGACTCGCACCGGACGGCCGGACTCACCGCCATCGCTGACCTTGAACCGTTCAGACGTGTCTACACTTGCCATAGTCATATCCGACTCACGTTGCCGTGAGGCGGTCCCTTGTGAACCTTGCGCCAATCGCCCGGTTCCTTCCAACAGGCGAATACTAACACAAGGCGAAGATTTTGCAAGTCCTATCTGCTCTGATCGATGTTTTTTTCTTCACATTTTCGTGAGCCTGCGTATTTGGACTTGACGTTGTAGAGGGGCAACGTGTGGCCTTACGGCCACACGCCTGACCTTACTCAAAGTCATCTGGTAAACTAACCGTGACCTTGGCCACTGCATAGCCTTCATCGGCCATCCACTGGTCAAGCAATTCTGGCGTCTCGCCCTCGAGATAGGACTTGACAGCCGCCGCCGAAGGCGGCCCGTCGAGCTCGTCCTGGATGTCGACCAGGTCGACCTCGAGTTCGAGCGTCACAGTTGCCACAACACTAACCTTAATCATATCTATGCCCTTCTCGCGCGTGTGCGCGGGTGAGGTATTGCACTGGTCAGCATTCCCGCTGACCTCAAAAATATACACCAGGTCCCGCCTCCCCGCAAGTCAACTAATCGTGATATCACGAAGTCGTGATGGTCACAATAAGTTGATGAGCCTCGCGGAGAATTGACTTGACATCAGCCTCCCGGCTCCCCCCCAGCCGGCTGGTCCCGCTGCGCGGGAGCCACCCCTCCCGGGAGTCGCTCCGGAGAAACCACAAGGGGAGTTATGCACTTCGTGCATAATTCGGTTGACAAAGCTCATGCTATATGCTCTTCTGCCCGCGACAAATACAGGTCCAAACAAGGAGCACAGCTCATGGCCAAAGGCGAGAAGCACCATAAGGATGGTGGAGGCTGGAGCTCAATTCCAGCGTACAACACCAAGGGCGCCCCAACGGAGAGCACGCCCTGCAAGATCAAGAATGAGACGGGCGGAGCCGGTGCTCGTGCTGGCACGGGCGGCGGCCACGGAGCCTCGCACATCCATGGTGGCCGGAACACTTCCCACACCAACAAGCCGAACTTCGCCCATCACACGGCTCGGCGTGGATACTAAGACCCGAGCGTCGAAGGCGGAGGCCCCTCAATTGCGACTCAAAGTCCGCCTCGTCAGCCAGCGGGAGGAGCATCAGCAGCGTTGGACCGTTGGTCCCAACGAGGTCGCCCGCGCCATCACTACTCCGGTCCTCTGCCTCCGCTTTGAGGCTCTTCAGGGCGAGAACCCGGACAAAGTCCCCACCGACCCCATCGCGTGCTTCGAGATTCACGCAGCGAACCGGGAACTCTTCCAACACCTGAATCTCGCCGGGCAGGACTTCTTTCTTGAGCTCTGGCAAGGCATACGGCCCCTGGCCCAGCCCCAGCAGGCCCAAGGGAAGGTCCTGCCCGCCGTTCCATCTGGAGGCCGAACCATTGGCAGCTCCGAGTAAGGTCCTATGGTGGTACGAGCGCCTGGCAGATGCCCTGATCGCCCGGCCCGAGGCTACGCTCACGGAGATCGCCCATGACTTCCAGATCTCCCTACCATGGCTTTCGACCATCCGGAACTCTGATGTCTTCCGCGAGTACTTCTCCCGGCGGAGTGCGGAGGCTAGTAAGGAACTTATCGGTCACATTCGTGCTAAGGGTTTTGCCGCGGCCGAGATGGCACTGGACGCGATCAATGAGAAGGTCTCTCTCGAGGGCACCACGATCCCCTTGCCCCAGCTCCTCGAGATCGTGGACGTGAATATGAAGCGCTTCGGCTACGACAGCGGGAAGAAGCAGCCGGGCCCCCAGACCAACGTGAACTTCAACCTTGGTGTCGTCTCCGCCCCAGAGCTTGCGGAGGCCCGCGAGCGGATGCGGCAGCTTCGCTTCGACTCCGTCGAGGCCGAGATCCTTTCCATAGACACGGAGAAAGCTGAGCAGAGCACGTAGGGCTTGGGGAAGAACCATGGGGACTGGGGATCAGAGCTTCATCATCAATCTGCTCAGCTTGCTCTTCGGGCAGACCGGCGCACTTGGAACTGTTCTCATCATGGCCAACGCCTATCAGGCTTGGCTGTACCTGCAGGAAAGAAAGTCCCACGAAGCCACTCGCCAGAGTATGCAGACAGCTGCAGATAAGCGTACGGAGATTCTGGAGAGCTATGTCAAATCTATTGGCGACATTAAGCAAAGCATTGACCTCCTTTCGATCCGAAAGAGATAGGATCGCAGCGACCAATGCGGAGTTTCTCCAGCGCACGGAGCGGGATCTGGCTCGTGTTCAGGCTCTAGGCCGAGACCTTAGAAAGAGCGTTCGGGCTCTTGCCGAACGAAGTGAGGCAGATGGAAACCAATCGTGAGAAGAGCCTCGAGCTTGTCTTCAAGGCAGCTCCTCTTTCGGACTCGCTTGCACTGTGCGATTCTTGGAATGACCTTTGCTGTAGCGCTCTTCCTACTGGTCTTGATTTCTTCCTTCTTGATACGGCCAGCGCCTGCGGCGTGGAGGCAACTGGGCGATGGCTCCGGATTGCGCTGGCACTACGTGAAGACGTACCAAATCACACGGCCATCGCTGCTGCGGGACGAGCACCAGTTCGCTCAGTGATCATGGACATCGAGAGCTTGCGGAAGCGGGGCCTGCGCAGCAAGCCTGGGTGGAACGAGCAGCATACGAGGTGGATCAACCGGACCCTCCAGGCCCGGCGGGCCGCCATCAAGATGGTGACAAATGAGCTCGAGCGGGCCGCCCCGTAAGGGGGGCTTCGAGCCCCCACCGACACTTAATCCAGAGTTCCTCCTGAGAGGTGAGCAGGAGGCCACCGAAGGACTGACCGTTTCCCCAGCTCCTTCGGCTCGGGAGGCAGAGGAGCCGATCCTCTCTTCTGCCTCCTCTTCCCCTTCCGTGAAGGAGATCGTAGCCCTTGGGGCCGTGGACTCCCTGCTGTATTGCAAGACGTGGTTCCCAAAGACCTTCCGGCAGGGCTTCGGCCTCTACGCCCGACCAACGTGGAACATCCTGGATGACCCGAACAAACGCCTGTGCAATATCATTCTACCCAGAGGCTTCGCAAAGACTACGAACCTGAGGGCCTTCGCCTCGAAGCGGATTGCTTATGGCATTAGTCGGACCATCGTGTACATCGGCAAGAGTGAGCGGCATGCCCGGCGCTCCGTCCGGTGGCTGCGGACGCAGGTGGAGAAGAACAGTCCCTGGGCTAAAGCCTTTGGGCTCAACAAGGGCAACCCGTGGACGGACGAGGAGCTCCACATCCTACATGGTCCGGAGCAGCATAGCATCTGGGTCCTTGCTCTTGGGATCTCCGGCAGCACGCGGGGCATCAACATTGATGACTACCGGCCGGACCTGATCATCATCGACGACGTGGTCGACGGGGAAAACTCCGCCACGACGGAGCAGAGGGAGAAGATCTATGACCTCGTGATGGCGGATCTGAAGGACTCCCTGGCGCCGGCGAGTGAGGCGCCGGATGCGAAGATGGTTCTCCTCAACACGCCGCAGGACTTCGAGGACGTGAGCCAGCGGGCCATCAACGACAATCAGTTCTACTCCGCGAGGTTCGGGTGCTGGACGCTGGAGACGGAGAACCTGCCGACGGAGTTCCGCATTAGCTCGTGGCCCGAGCGGGAGAGCTCCGAGGTCCTCCGGGCCGACCGCGAGGCAAGCATCCGACGAAACAAGCTCTCACTCTTCACGAAGGAGAAAGAGTGCAAGCTGATCTCTCCCGAAACGTGCTTCTTCCGAGACGACTGGGTGAACTACTATGGGGACGGGACACACACGCCAGAACCACCACGCGCATCGCGGTGGGTTGAAATCGCTATTGACCCGGTACCACCTCCAACAGAGATACAAATTAAGAAGGGCTTTGCCAAGAAAGACTACGAGGCCTTCGTGGTTGCTTGCCGCCACGACGGAGCATACTATATTCTTGAGACCGTTTACAATCGAGGTCATGAACCAAACTGGACAATTGCGACTTTCTTCAACCTCTGTATTAAGTATGCTCCACGGAAAATTATCGTGGAAACAGTTGCGTATCAGAAGACCCTCGAGTGGCTTCTGCGTCAGGCTATGCGTGCTCGCGGACGCTATTGGGTCATTACTCCCTTCGACGATAGGAGGGCTAAATCCGACGTGATCAATGATGGGTTGGCGGGCCCGGCCAGCAACGGGCAGCTCTACTTCCGCAAGGATCAGCACGAGCTGATCTCCCAGTTCCTGCACTACCCAGGGAAGAACCCGGATGGGGACCATGATGATGTCCTCAATGCTGCGGCCATCGTGATCTCAAGCCTCGAGAAGGGCAACGTGTCCTTCATGCAAGAGAACCTATACCTTGAGGATGAGGCGAACATCCTTGAACTCGACTACGAACGGGGGGCACCTTAGGGTGCGCATAGCGCATGAGCCAGACTAGGCAGATCAAATACGGCTCGGACCTTGAGAGGCGGATCCTTCAGGAGATCCGAGATCGCGTCCGCTTCTGGGAGCGGATCGTAGGGAAGAAGTTCCATGACTGGCAGGAGGCGGAGGAGCGGGTGCTTGCGGCCCTGCCGACGGATGATATGGATGCGGTCCGGCGGAACGATCGGGAGAACGCCGGTAGCCCGCAATATACCACGATGCAGATCCCATACTCGTATGCGGTCGTCATGGCCGCGCATACCTACCTGACGTCTGTCTTCATGGGGCGGAACCCGGTGCTCCAGCTCGATGGAAGGCATGGCGAAGGCGCGTCCCAGGTCCAAGCCATGGAGGCTCTGCTCGGCTATCAGATGCTCGCGGGGGAGATGGGACCTGCACTGTACACTTGGCTCTATGATTCCCTGAAATACGGCTTCGGAGTCATCGGCGTCTACTGGGATGACATCACGGAGAATATCACGGAGCTTGTGCCCGCCGTGGATTGGCTGGGGCAGCCAACAAAGGGCTTCGTGCAGCAGACGACTCAGATCCGGCGGTACGCTGGGAATACTATCTACAACGTGCAGCCACAGTTCTTCATCTGGGACGTGCGGAAGCCGGTGAAGGAGTTCCAGAAAGGGGAGTTCGCGGGCAGACGGGTGAAAATTTCCTGGAATGAGATCGTCCGTAGGACGAAGGCCGGCAAGTATATGGAGAAGAACATCGCCGCTATTGGACCAGGAAAGGGCGAAGACTATAGCATCACGGACATGGGCAGCCCGCTGCTGGAGCGCCCGGAGTCCTACGCGCAGACCCAACAGTGGAACGAAGTTCTGAATATCTTCCGCACGCACCCGATGATGGTGGACGCCTATGAAATGGTCATTGAGATCATCCCGAAGGAGTGGGGCCTCAGCCAAAGTGACTTCCCCGAGAAGTGGGTCTTTACGAGTACGGCAAATTATGGTGTACTCTTTGGAGCAGCTCCACTCGGAGCCTACCACTGCAAGTACCCATATATGGTCTGTCCTATGGACCCGGAAGCGTATGGCCTCACGAACCGTGGATACCCTGAGGTCCTCTCGGACATTCAGAATACCATTGACTGGCTACTTAATAGTCACTTCTACAACGTACGAGCCGCTCTGAACAACAAGGTGGTGGCGGACCCGTCTCGGATCGTGATGAAGGACCTGCTGAACCCGCTGCCGGGCGGCGTCATTCGGCTCAAGCCTGAAGCCTACGGAACGGACACGAAGGGACCTGTGACGCAGCTCGCGATCCAGGACATCACGAGGGGGCACATGGCGGATCTGCCCGCGATGATCGGCATTGGCGAGCGGACGGCGGGCGTTAACGATCAGATCATGGGCCTGCTCGCGACGGGCGGCCGGAAGACAGCGACGGAGGTCCGCACCAGCACGTCCTTCGGAGTGAACCGGCTGAAGACGTTGGCCGAGTATATGAGCATGTGTGGCTGGAGCCCACTGACGCAGATCCTGGTGCAGAACAGCCAGCAATACTATGACATGGAGATGAAGCTCAAGATTGTGGGCGACTTGGCTCAGCAGGCCGGGCAGCCCTTCGTGAATGTGACTCCGGACGCCATTGCGGGCTTCTACGACTTTATCCCCGTGGACGGGACGCTTCCCATCGACCGCTTCGCACAGGCGAACTTATGGAAAGAGATGATCAGCTCCGTGATGGCGATCCCTCAGATCTCCGCGCAGTTCGATCTGGCCGGAATCTTCCAGTGGGTTGCGGTGCTCAGCGGCCTCAAGAACATCAATCAATTCAAGGTTCAGATCACCGACGATCAGAAGTTTCAGATGGCTCTAGCCCAGGGGAATTCCGTTCCTATGGTTGGTGGCAAGCGCCGTGGTGGGAATGGCTCAGCACGTAGCGCTGGCGGGCCGCCAGGGGGAGCATCTCCGGGCCTCACGAGTCCAGTGCACGGGACGGGCGGACAAGCACCAGGACCTTCAATACAATGAATGAAGATATACGTCAGACCCGTTATATGGCTGAACTTGACGCGCAGCGTCAAGAGCAGAGGGCAGGGGCCGTTGCGCAGAAAGATGCGATGCAAGGCTTGACTTCATCTGAAGGGTGGCGGATCGTGGCAGGGTTCCTTCGGAGTCAGATTGAGGCCCGTCAGGCTCAATTTTTCCTCGAAGAGACTGGGGCGAGTGAATACAAGCGAGGGGAAATTGGGGCTCTTTTGCTCATCGAACGATATCCGGAGGTCGTCTTGCGCGCAGCGCAAGATGCACTTGATTCACTAGCTCAGGAGAGAGAACAACATGGCCAGACAGTCCGGTCGCAACAACGGCGCAATGAACGGACAGACCCCGACGCGGACGACACCAGCGGCTGGACCGAGGCAGACGGTTGAGGCTCGGGAATCGATCCCAAGGGACCAGCTACCGGCCGGCAGTGGCGAAATTGATCCGCCAGAGGCGGAGGACCTGGAAGACACTCTGGAGGCTTTTCGGCAGCTAGGCGGGAGCGCGGAAGACGTAGCTCCAGCTGCCAACGTCGCCGAAGGCGGCGGTAGTGATCCTGGTGACGAGGATGACTCGTATCAGGCAGACCTGGGAGACGAAGGCTTCACTTTCCCGGGCTCGGAGCAGCCGGTGGAGGGCCAAGAGCAAGAGCCCGTGGTGGCACAGCAGCCCACGGAGCAGCCCGCTCAACAGCCCGAACCGACGGTGGCTCAACCGGTGCCGGGAACGGCGCCAGCTGCGGCTCCTTCTGCGCCACAGGCGCAGCCTGAGCAGGTTTCATTCCAGAGCCTGAGCGAGGGCCTGGAGCAGAACCTAAATGTGATTCGTGACAGGCTCGCATCTGAAGTGTACACGGTCTCCGATAGGCAGCTTGAAGAGCTCGCGACGGACCCAAAGAAAGTGTATGCTCATATGATGGCTAACGTTCACATGAACGCAGTCTCGAGCGTTATGCGGGTTGTCGCAAGCAACTTGCCGAACGTTGTGATGGGCATGATGAAGGCTCAGCAGAGGAACGCTGAGGCCGAGAATAGGTTCTGGAAGCAGTTTCCGGGACTTGATCGGACCAATTCACAGCATCGGCAGACGGTTGCTACGATAGCTCAGAATGTCCGGGCAACGAACCCACAGATGGCCGAGGCGGATATGGTCCGCTTCACAGCAGCGCAAGCTGCGGTCATGCTTGGAGTTGCCGGAGTCCCTATCACGCCGCAGTCAAATGGGCGGCCGAGGGCTCCACAGATGCCCGGCAGGCAGGTTCGTCAGACCCCACAGGCCTATTCCGCGGCAGGAGCTAAGCAGCCCGGCGCTCGGACTGCACCTCCGTCAAGGAACCAGTGGGACCTCATGACGAGCTTAATCCAGATGGGTGATCAAGGTCGCTTCGACCCACCCTCGTAAACCGAGTGGAGACTAAAACGTGGCTGCTGTAGCTGGACTGAGGGGCACTGGCGACTTCTCTGCCAATGAACGCCCGAAGAACTTCAGGGAGATGATTCTCTTCCTGAATCCGAATGGAAGCGCACCGCTCTTTGCTCTCACGAGCAAGATCCGGAAGCGGACTGTTTCCGATCCGGAATACAACTGGTGGGATGAGCCGAATGATCTAGTCCGCCTGCGCGCGAACGGGGGAGGCTCCTCCATTGCGTCTGGCGTGACGGACATTAACGTGAACTCGGTGGACCCGACGGCGACGACGCTGGATGCCGGGTGGGGCGTGGCGAGCCACTTGAAGCCGGGCGATTTGCTCCTGGTGGAGCCCGTGACGGACAACGCAACGTTCAATCAGGAATGTTTGCTGGTCCAGAACGTGATCTCCGACACGGAGTTCATCTGCTCGAGAGGTGCTGCTGGCACTACGCCGGCGAGCATTCCGGACCAGAGCTTCCTGCTCCTGATCGGCAGCCTGTACGCTGAAGGCACGGCAGCGCCAAAGGCGGTCAGCCGTAATCCGATTATGTTCACGAACAAGACCCAGATCTTCAAGGACACGTACGAGCTCAGTGGAACGGCTGAGATGACCTTCTTCCGTACGGGAGATCCGTGGTCGAACGACAAGAAGCGGAAGATGTTTGACCACTCGAGGGCTATCGAGTGGAGCATGCTCTTCGGCCGTGTGTCGGAGGTGACGGGCAGCAACGGCAAGCCGATGCGAACGATGAACGGGATTCGGGCTCAGCTCCCGAGCGCCCGGCAGACGGTCTTCACGACCTCTGTGACATGGAACCAGCTACTTGACACGCTGTTTCCAATCTTCAACTTCGACACGCCGGCTGGCGATGAGCGCATTGCGTTTGTCGGGAACGGGGCGCTGAATGCCCTGAATAAGATCGTGTCTGCCGACGCGAACAGCCAGATCTTCTATGGAGGTCCGGTTGAAGTCTACGGGATGAACTTCCGGGAGCTGATTCTGCCCCAGGGCCGGGTCCTTCTCCGAAGCCATCCGTTGCTGAACCGGCACCCGCTGTACACGAACAGCATGTGGGTGTTGGACTTTGCGAGCATCACCTACGTGACGCTCAAAGGACGTGACACCAGGACGAAGGACGACGTTCAGCTGAAGGACGAAGACCTCCGGAGAGGTTTCATCCAGACCGAGTGCTCCATTGAGCTCGATCGTGGTGGCCTGACCTGCGCGTACATTGGAGGTATCCAGCCATGACTCGGCCTACTCTTGAAGGTGGTGACATCTATGATATGACCTGGTGGCGCGGCTGGGCTGCGGGCCAGGATCTGATCGGCGATGCGGTGAATTTTCAGCTTACTCCATCGCATCCACCGATCATCATGATCACACCGACGGCGGCGCGAAATCTTCGGCTCCCGCCAGAGGCGACGACAAAAGGGCTCATGTTCATCCTCTGCAATAATGGAGCCTTTGTCGTCACGATCCAAACAAGTGCCGGAGGCGCCTTGGCACAGCCTGGGGCCTTGTCGGCTGCCTTTCAGTCTGGGTTGTTCTTCAACCCGGATGGAGTCGGCTGGCGCGGGATTGTGGCAGCATCGACGCAGACGAGCCCGTGATGCAATAGGGGGAGGAAAGGAACAAGCTTTCTTCCCCCTGTCACCTTGACCGGAGACTTCAATGGCAACTGGCAAACTTATCAGTGTCTATTCTGATATCACTGGTCAACTTGGTGGCCTCTCACAGTATGCGAACTCGGCGGCTCCAGCCGCCGCGGTTCTATCGAATTCGGTCCCAAGCTACGCGACGCTTGGTGGACTATACAACTTCGCGGCCCCAGCGAGCGCTGAGACTGACTTCGCGTTGTTCGGGTGGAGTGCTCCGGGCGCCCTTGCGGCCGTGCAAGCACACCTCTTCATCACCGATATCCAGATCTCTCTTGTTAACACCGGAGCCGCTGTGGCTACAACTCCCACCATCGTCGAGTGGGGCCTGGCTGTTAACTCAACAGCTGCGAGTCTAGCGACGACGGACGGGGGAGGGACCGGTGGCGTGTTTGGTCCTCGCCGTCTGTCGCTGGGCTCGCAGACTCTCCTTGTGGGAGCCTTAATCGGATCTCAGCCTCCAATCATCCAGAGGATGTTTGGAGCCCTTCCCATTGTCGAACCTGGACGCTTCATGCACATCTTCTTCCGGGTTCCAGTTGGAACTGCAACAGCAAGTCAGGTACTCCGTGGATCTATCTCAATCAACGGCTACTTTGGGAGCTAGTATGGCCTACGGCGATGGCAAGTGCCAGGCTCGAATTGACTTCATGAAAGTCGAGGCGATGGATGATGTCGACCTCGATGATGTCGTCACGGTGGTCGTGACGGGGAAAGTCAAGAGCCTGCGCGGCCCGGAGAAGCGGAAAGAGTCCGACTACCCGATGGTAGTCGGTGAGAAGAAACGGACGCCGAAGGAGCGCCTGATGGAGATCCCAGGATCTCTGGAGATTGAGATCACCGAGATGCACATTGCGGAAGCGAGTGAGTTCGACGGCCGCAAAATGGAGGAGGACGAATAGTCATGGCTTCGAATAAGAAAGACTCTGCCATTGCCCACATGGGCATTTTCGCATCAGCAGGGGCAGCGCAAGCTTCAGCTTCGATCCTTCCCTACGTCTCAGCCGTGGGGTTCGCCAGGGCGAATCCGATGATGATTGAGGTCACGGGAGTAGCGTTCGTGAACCTCCCACCACAGGGTCAGATCGGGGATGAATACTTGATCTACACGAGGGCGGGTGCGACACCGACCGTGAACGTGAGCACGACGGACACGTTGCTCGGAGCAGCGGTCGTAATGGCTGCAAACACGATGATCTCGATGCAATGCATCGACCTCAATGCTGCCACCGGCGTTCGGACTTGGATTCGTGAGGGCTAATGATTGTCCGCGTTCCAAAGGTTCGACAGCTTCGTCGCGGCTATGGGGAACGGGCAGGCGATCCCCGGCAGCAATGTGCTCAAGTTCGGCCTGACGAACGTTCCGCCGGTGGTCTCTCAGACGCTCTTCAATCAGATCACCGAGATCACTCCAGGTCCCGGCGGCTACGTGGCGGGCGGCTACACGGTGACGGTGGCGTCTTCTGCCCAGATCGGGGGCCTCTGGACCTTCCTACCGAACAACTTCCAGATCGTGGCGATCCTAACCGCCATCAATGCGTGGCGTTGGGGAGTGCTGTATGATAGCACAAGTGGGGGCTTGATCGGCTTCTCTGACTACGGTAACTCTGTGACGTTGGCGCCGGCGGAACTCATCAGCGTGACTTTCGACCCTATCAATGGACTAATCCAGGGGATCTCCTAATGGCAAACTACACTGTCGCGAATGAGAGCACGCAACAGGCGACTGCTGCAGCCTTCAAGACGCAGATCGCAGCTTTCTGCGGTGCTACGCCCCGGAGGGGCGTATTGTACGACTACTTCGTTGGCTTCAATCAGAGCCCACCAGCGGATAATGAGATCGAAATTGACATTGCTCGGATGACGGTCGATGGCACGGGCACGGCTTTCACGCCGAATCCGCTGGACCCGGCGGATGCTGCTGCACTGACCACGGCTAAGATTGGCTACACGGCCGAGCCGACGGTCACAGCAAACAGCTTCCTCGACTACTTCGTGGTGAACCAGAGAGCCACGGTTCGGTGGCTCGCGGCCCCGGGAAGTGAGCTGATCTGGCCAGCCACGGCGGCAAATGGACTTGTGCTTCGGGCGAAGTCTGCCGCCTACACGGGCACGATCGGAACTCGGATTCAATTCATCGAAAGGTGAGACTTGCGAAACCCTGGTGGAAGCTTTCGCGTCACGACTCCGGAGGGGGTCAAAGAGTTCGACACGTTCACCTGCTGCCACTGTAATGGGGTCAGTCGGCTTGACTCGACAACGCGGCCGGAGGATGCGGGGGGTTTTTGCACCATGTGTTCAAAGCCCGTGTGCGCTCGGTGCCATGTGAAGGGGACTTGCCGGCCTTTCGAGAAGTGGCTTGATAAGGTCGAGGCTCGACGGTCGTACGGACTATGATGAATGACCAGCAGGATCCTAGCGAATCGAGTTAAACAGCTCACATCGACTGTGGGCACGGGAACACTCACACTCGGTTCCGCCTTCTCCAATGCATTTTGCACGGCGGCTGAAGCCGGAGTTGTAAACAACTCCATCATCTCCTATATCCTCGAAGAGGGCACGGACTTCGAGGAAGGGGAAGGAACGTACACCAGCGCAGGACCTAGCCTCACTCGAGATACGGTCTTTCTCTCTAAGATCGGAGGCACGGCGGGCACGGCCAAGATGAGTTTGGCTGGAGCTGCCGTCTTTCGCATCCCGGACCTGGCTGAGGACTTCGGAAAGCAAGGCGTAGCTAGCTTGACCTTTGGAGCGTTTCCGGGGGCGACGGACGCGCTCGTGGCTATCACGGGGCAGACATTCATCCGCTCAAATTCAAATGTCGATGCATGGGTGTTGCCGGCAGCAACGGCAGACCATTCCATTGACGAGCATTGGCTCGACCCACCAATTGTGTTCGCCGGAAACGTGGTGGCCGGAACAGGCTTCACCATCTACGGCCGCGTTGCCAATGATCCGCCGCCGGAGGACGACAGCTATCGCAGAGGCGCGAACGTGCGCAATCTGCGCACCTATGGCATTTGGAACGTAGCTTGGAGCTGGAACTAGATGCCATTCCAGATCATCGGAGAAACAACGGGCGGGATCTCGGAGATCGAGACTAACTCCAAGGCCCTGCGTGGTGTGCAGTATCCTGTGGACCCGAATTTGCATGGTGTTTTCTCGGCTGCTGCGACTATAGTGACAGGCACGCAAGTTGTAGCTGGGCCAATGCTCACTTTTCAATGGCTATCGGCAACTACGCTTGCAAGCTTGCGCAAAGTCATTGTTAATTTTAACATCACGACGAACCTTAACTCAGTTGCTGGAACTTACGTTGCAAAATTGTTCGCAGCCCGTAATTTCTCAGTTCAGCACAATGCGAACCAGACCGCGCTTCTAGTTCAAGCCCATAGCAACAAGCACCGTACTCGTATGGAGTACGGTGCAGAGAACGCCAACATAGTTTTTGTCACCCTCAGCAATGCTGCGATGACGGGTGCCGTCTATACGTTGGACGCGAACCCAATGGGGGCCGTTGCTATATCAGCGCTCGCTGGAAACGCCAAAGATACATTTGCCCCTGGTGTCCCTATTTTTGCAGTAGAGCCTGGAGAGCACCCGTACTTGATGCGTAGGAATGAAGGCTTTGAGGTGCAGTGGGCTGTACCTACCGGCATCAACAATAGCATTGGTGCAACCGTCGCGTTTCAATGGGAAGAACTGGAGAGCTACTAAATGCCCGTCCAACTTGCAGGCACGAGCGCTAATGCGGAAGTGGAGACAGGCTCCAAAGCATTACGGATTACGCCAAAGCCAATTGACTATGGTGCACTTGGCATCTTCTCGATTGCAGGTGTCTCCGGTGCTATGGCAGCGGCTCTTGGCGCCAACTCGCCGATCTTCTCCTTCCGTTGGACCACAACTAATATCGCGGTTCTTAAGAAGCTCGTTATCTCTGCTGGCAATACTGCGACCGCATTTACTGCTGGTGTTATCACATTCAATGCTTTCGTCGCCCGCTCGTTTTCGGCCTCTGACACGGGTGGCACGGCCGCAACGCTGACGGGAAATAACCAGAAGCTGCGCACGTCGATGGCGACGACAACGGTCGGTGACATTCGGTGGTCGTCCACAGCCACTTTGACTGCTGGCACGCGAACCAAGGATGCCAATCCCTTTGCCTCGCTCAGCACGAGTATTCCGGCCGTAGCCGGCACGCCGCTTATCATACCAAGTGAGCTCTTCGCGCCTCGGCCGGGCGAGTACCCGCTGGTGCTGGCGCAGAACGAGGGCTTTGTAGTTGAGGCTACGGTGCCTGCCACCGGCACGTGGACCTTCTCCCTCACGGCGCAGTGGGAAGAACTTGCTGCTTATGTTCCATAGGACCTAGAAATGCCCGGCTTTAGTTCAGTAGGCGAACTTGCACTAGGCGAAGAACCTTCGTCTGGTGTAGTCATTGTAGTTTCCTCTGCCGCAAGCTGGCAGGGCGTGCAAGCACGTCCCTTGCAGTTCTCGAAGGGACCTGTGGGTTGGGACAACTATTTGCGCCCGAGCGTCTTCTACACGCCGACGCCGGACTTTGAGCGGAAGATTGTTTGGTCTGCTATGCAAGGTTCAAGCGAGCGCCCCCTGCAATACGTGCGGGGCGCGCCGACCTCTGCGAGCTACTATAGGCAGAATACGTTCTGGACCCCGATTCTGGACAAAGATCGGGGCATCACGATGGCGGCATCTCAGGGCTCAAATGTCCGGCCGCTGTCCTTCCAGCATGGGACGGAAGCTTGGCTCAATGCGCAGCGCCAGAATGTCTTCCGAACCTTCATTGAAGATAAGGATCGGGGCATCACGGCAGCTGCTTTTCAGGGCAGCAACGTTCGACCTGGGATAGAGCGCCGGGCCCTCAACTATCTCCGGCCCTCGTACTGGCAACAGGCGGAGCCCATCTCGTTCCAGTGGGCGATCTCGGGCTTCATCATCAACTATAGGTTCAACTCTCTCGGGCTGACGTTCGGAGTCACCTGTAACTATCAGAATGAAGTCCCCATCACGGATGCGTTTCTGCCAGAGACGCCGCTTCCGGACGTTTTCACAAAGGAGCCTCCGCTATCTGCGGCCTTTTCGGCCGAGGCTCCCCTTTCGGACTCCTTCTCGAAGGAGACTCCAATTGTGGTCTCCTGGGCCTCTGACTCTCCCTACTGTAAGCCAGGACAAACCTGATGCTTCGAGACGATGCAGCCGCGATCATGCAGACAATGCTTGGCTTCCGCACGGACCAGGCAGCTAATATCGTGACCATGCTTCAATTCGCGCAGACGTTGCTTGAGACTGGGGTGCCAAAGCCCTGGTTCCTTCTGTCGGAAGATAGCCTGGTCCAGACCACGGCTGGGGACGAGCGTGTTGAGGTCCCGCAGGATTTCCTCGCGGAGCACGATACGTTGCCCTTCCGCTTCCGACCCGCGAGCTATCCGACGGAGGATGAGACTCAGCTTCGGAAGGATGACTACGAGATCCTGAAAAAGAACTTTGCCCCGAGCACAATCACGCCGGGCAGCCAACAGATCCCACAAGCGTATGCGAAGGTCGGAAACTATTTTCGGATCTTTCCCCTTCCGGACACGAACTATATGCTCCGACTGATCTACTACGCAAAGGACCAAGTTCTCACAACCAATATTGAGAACCAGTGGCTTAAGGTTGTTCCGGATCTCATCATGGGCAAAGCGGGACGCTTCCTCTGCACAGGGCTTCGGGATGCTGGAGCCAAGACTGAATTCGAGCGTATGGAAAGTGACGGCATGGCAAGCTTGATCCGCGCGAACACGGAGCAAGAGGTGTCGAACACCACACCGCAGATGGGTGGCCCGGTTCGGGGCCAAGGGCGAGCTGGTCTTCTGCCTCCTGGCATAAGTCCGGACGAGATCGATACGGGGAACTGACGTGACCGTAGAAGTTGCACAGTACATAAGCCAGCTCTCTCCGACGCTTCCGCCGGGAAGCGATCTCGAGTCTGAGGGCGACAACCATTTGCGGCTGCTGAAAAGTGTCCTCCAGCAGACCTTTCCAAACGCGACCAAGATGTTCAACTTGATCGTGACGAACCAGACAGTCGGAAACTACACCGTAGTTTACCCCACGGATATGAATTCCCTCCAGATCATTGATGCTACCGCAGGTGGCCGGACCGTGACGCTTCCGAACCCGAGCTCGCCCGTGAACGTGCATTCGGACGGGTGGAAGATGTGGGTCGTGAAGAAGGATAGCACGAACAATACGGTCACGATCAACGGAGGCGGAAACCTGATCAACGGGCAGTCCAGCCTCATCCTGTCGTATCAGAACCAGATCATTGAGCTCCAGTGGAGCAACGCCGTCAATGCGTGGTTTGCGGCGGACTCGATGTTTGGCCTGCCGCCGGTGGCCATTGCACCAGCCGCTCCCTACACGGTGCTCTATTCGGACATGGAGCGGCTGATCGAATTCGACACGTCCGTAGGGTCGAAGGTGGTCAACCTTCCTACCACGTTCCTTGGGAACTTCCGCGCGACGATCTTCAAGACGGACTCCACAGTCAATCCACTCACGCTGACGCCAACCTCTGGGACCATCAACGGCTTGGCCTCGATTAGCCTCTACGGTCCCGGCGACAGCGCCATTGTCTTTTGGAACGGGGCGACTTGGCGTGCTCTGCTCCTCCGCCAGGATGATATGCCCGTGGGCATGACGGGAAACACGTTGCTTGAGGCGGCCCCGAGCAATAAGTGGTTGCCGTTGAATGGAGTCAACTTCGACCGAACCCTCTACGCACCTCTGTTCACGGCCTGGAGCACGAGCTTTGGCTCCGGCAACGGCACCACCACGGCGGGCATGCCGGACGTTCGTGGGTACTTTCCAAGGTTCTGGAACAATGCGGCTGGGAATGATCCGGATGCCGCTTCGCGCACGAACCGTGGAGATGGAACCACTGGAGATCATACGGGAACTAAGCAGGATCATGCAGTTGGAGCGCATACGCACACGACTACTCTTGTTGGTGACGGGACCTCCCGACACGGAAGCGGTGGTGTGAACGTTGGAACGCTTCTGCTCGGTGCAGATGGTGATTCTTCATCCACTGGTGTTGCTTTCTCCAAGACCTTCACAAGCGGCGCTGTCAATGGTGGAAACTTCACGACAGAGAACCGTCCGAAGAACATCTACCTTGCAGGCTACGTAAAGGCTCTTCCCTGATGGCACGGGCTGCAGCAAGACAAAGCTTCCCACCTCCGACGTATATTCCGTTGGATGACCTTGGCACGCTCGGGATCATCAAAGATCGGCCAGGGCACCTGCTGCCTCCGGAAGCCTTCACAGATGGGAACAACATCCGGTTTCAGAATCGGATGGTTCAGAGGATCTTGGGCCATACGCAGGTCTATGGAACGCCAAGTGGCGGTCCGGATTGGGTCTTTGCGGTGCCTGCGCAGGGCATCGTGTTTTGGCTCTATGGCACGAAGACTGCGGCTTTCGTCTACGACGGAACGCACCATACGATCACGCGGGCGGCTGGTGGTGCCTATATCACGGCGAACCAGTGGGATTGGAACTTCTGTATTATTGGGGGCGTGCCGATCCTGAATGATCAGCTGGACGTCCCACAGTACTGGTCCAATTTGAATCCCGCGCAGCTGCTTCAAAATCTGCCGAACTGGCCCGCTTCGACAATTGCGAAGAAGGTCGTGGCCTTCGGCCAGTATCTGGTTGCCCTCAACATTGTCTCCGGCGTCACGATCTCGCCGCATATGGTATGGTGGTCGGCGAAGACTGATCCCGGCACGATCCCCGTCACCTGGGACTTCACGGATGCCACGCACGATGCAGGTCGGATTGAGCTCACAGACATTGAGGGCGGCGAGATCCTGACGGGCCTCATGCTTGGTAACTCTCTGATCATCTACAAGGTTATGTCCACCCACGTGATGACTTTCATCGGCGGGCAGGACGTGATGCACTTTGAGCTGATCTTGGCCACCTCTGGAGTGTTGAACCCGAGGGCGGTCTGCGCCATCGACAAGGGGCAGCGGCACTTCGTGGTCTCTCAGGACGATGCCCTGTACCATTACGGCTACCGGAACAGTGCGAAGAGCATCCTGAACGAGCGTGAGCGGAAGTTTCTCTTTGCAGACATGGACGCAGTCAACTACATCTCAGCCTACGCCTTCGACAACATTCCGCAACGTGAGGTGTGGTTCTGCTATCCGAGCTCCGGAAACACCCTTCCAAACAAGGTGATGATCTGGAACTACCAGTTTGACACAGTGCAATTCCGGGACTGGGATGGCCTATACACCGCGGTCGGGACGATTATTGGAACGCCCGGGCGAACCTGGGATGCGGCGACAACTCCTTGGAGTTCAGACACGAGCCCGTGGGACACTCCGGGGTCTCGAGGCTTCATCTACTCGAGCCCGGGGAAAAGTAAGCTCTATCAGCTCGACTCGGGGCTAGCCTTCGACACGGTTGCCCCGCTCGCTTTTGTCGAGCGAGAGGGACTTGCGATCGTTGGCAAGGATCGGAAGGGGCAACCAATCGTTGATTACAATTCGCGCAAGCTTTGCTCTCGCTTTTGGCCTCAGATTGATGGGAATGGGACCTTTGCAATTAAGATGGGTGCACAGGAGCAGATCAAGGGCGCCATCACGTGGCAGCCGACACAGACTTTCAACCCTCAGACCCAAAAATACCTCGACTTCGTGGCAAATGGAAGGCTTTTAGCCTACAATATCAGCTCAACCGATAACAATCCGTGGGAACTTCAGGGAATCGGCCTTGAAGTTAGCATCCTGAGCAACCAGTAATGGCAAAATTCACTCCACAAGCTCCTCCGGGAGAGGATGAGCAGACCAGAGACTGGGCTCGACAGCAGTTCGAGGCCATTTCTCGTGCAGTTCCGCAGCCGGATGTGTTGACTTTCACTATTCTCAACGCTCCGCCGGCTAAACTCAGCGATGGGATGCTAGTTTACGCCGATGGCACGAATTGGGACCCTGGATCCGGCCGTGGCCTCTACGAAAGACGCTCTGGTGCCTGGTTCAAGCTATAAGAGGGGCAAAATGCGCAGCACTTGGGACCTTTTCTACTCTCACCTCATGAAAGACGAAGGAACGAAGTATGAAGATGATCCAGATGACTCTGGCGGGCCTACAAAGTGCGGTGTCACGATTGCGGACGTTGCTCGGTGGAATGAGGTCCATCTTCCAGCCCGTGGAGAAGGCGATTGGGACATATTGGTCGCAAAGGTCAAGGCCCTTACGCCTGAATCCGCTGCCCCCATATACAAGCGGTACTACTGGGACGAAGTCCTCGCCGACGAGCTCCCCGCCGGAGTCGACTACTGCGTTGTCGACTACGGAGTCAATAGTGGGGTCGGGCGGAGCAAGCCAACCCTCGAAGACCTCACCGGGGCAACCCCCTACGACGCCGCCATCAAAGCCCTCGACCAGCTCGTGATTGCGGACGTGATCAACGCGTATCAGAATACGAGG